CCCGCTGCTGAAAGTTCTTGCTGCGCAAGTCCCTGCACCAAAATTTGAGTCTTAGCAAGTACATCATTTGCATCTTTACCAACAACACCAAGTTGCTGCCCTACGCGAATGAGAGTAGTTCTGGAATCTGCCAATGGTCCAGTAATAGCTCCTTGAAGTTCTGGCAGCATCCTATCCACATTCATCAATGTATCGTTTGCAGACCTGGCTTGAGATGTAAAGTCACCCATCTGAGCAACAATGTCTTTGTTGATTTCACCGGCTCGTACTTTTTCACCAGTGTTAACACGAACATCTGTCTTAGGTGCAATCTGCTGGCGATAGTCACCAACTTGGCTTATGCCACTAGCACCAGTTCCACCTAGTGGTTTACCTAAAAGGTACTCCACCGCACGAATATCAGGTGACTGTGCCTCGTAAGGCATAGTACCTTGAGCAATCCTGGGTTCGCCTTTTTTGTTGTACTGGACCATCTGAATTTGTCCGTTGACAACTTGCGCTACTGGTGCGCCGTATTCTTCAGCACCTAGATCAGCCGGTGCAATTGGTGCTGGTATCACGCCACCAGTTTTTGTATAAATGTAATACTTGCCATCTTCAGCCTTAAATGGTTGACCTTGTATCTCAGGTGGCTGCGATAGCTCGTACAGCTTTTGGATACCTTCTTTTGGTGTCATCTGCGAAAGTAGCGTAGCCATTTGCGGCGTCAAAGTACCGCGCGGCATTGCACCACCACCGCCACCCAGACTGCGAGGAGGTTGACCAATCATCTCGGCCCTGGCAATCGTAGGTCCGGCAGGCAGTTGCGGTGTAACTGGTGCAGCCAATGCAGACTCTGAAGTCATGGCTCCCATTTCTGGCGCTTGTCCACCAGTTAATCCTGCAACCATCTTGGCGTAGTTCTCTTGCATCTTTTGAGCACGCGCTGCCTCCTCCAGCTTCTGCTTAGTCAGCAACCCTGCAAGACCCTGCTGCTGCGCCTGCTGATAGCCAGCCTGTCCAGCCTCGTATGCGCCGCCCAGAGCCTGACCTAGTCCTACCCTTTGCGTGCTGGGGCCAGAGGCCTTCAAGAGCGCCATAGCCGCCTGCATGACGCCCTGTTGCTGCATCCTGCGAAGTTGCTCGGGGTCAAGGTAACCCTCCAGGCCGCTGGATGGCGCATTGCCAAACAGTAGGCCACCTAAATCAAAATCTGCCATGATGTTTCCCCTTTAACCGCCAAAGTATCCAAGCAAGCCACCGAGTGCGGCGCCATAGCCTGCATTGCCAGGGCTTACCAAGTTAGCCAACTGAGAACCAGCCAATGCACCACCCAAGCCACCAGCAGCACGGTTCTGATACAGCGGAGTGCTTGTGGTCTGTCCAAGGTTTCCAGGCTGCATACCCAATGCAGATGACTGTATACCCAGGCGCTGGGTGGCTAGGTTGCGCATAGCATCGAGTTGCTGCTGCTCCAACTGCTGGCGTGCTCCACCGGCCCCCATGACCTGCTGCGCACCGCCAAGACGCAATTGCTGCTGCTGGCCACCAATACCACTCAATTGACCTGCACCCATCAATTGGCGGGAAAGGTCTTGCTGCTGCGCCGCCATAGCCTGGTTGAATGCCTGCTCGTTAAGGCGCGCCGATAGGTCGCCGTATTGCTTGGTAAAGCCAAGGTTTGTCTGCGCCTCTGCAACGCCCTGGCGTGAACCGCCAAAGGCACGCGCTGCCTGCGCTTGCTGAGAAGTCTGACGCAAAGCATTCTGACGTGATGCCTCAAGGTCAGCTAAAGCATTCTGAGTCACGCCCTGGCTGTACGGGTTCATGTAGCTGCCAAGTGTCCCAGGACCCTGACCAAGTGACAGGTTGCGCGGTCCTGATGCCTGTTGCGTAAGCAGTGCAGCCTGGTCTACTGAGCTTAGTCCCTGGCCAGCGAGTGCTGCATTTGTCAGCGCCTGCTCACCTTGTTGGTACATAGCGTTTAATGGCGCAAACTGCTGCTGCGGCAGTGACGCCGCCACGCCCTGCGCTTGCTGATAGTTTTCTAGGTACGCGCGCTTGATGTCTGGATCAACGCTAGTAGTACTCGTTTGTGTGCCGCCGCCTTTGCTCATAATCGTGCTCCTTATGCTTCCAGCAAGCCGGATAGCTTGCCCTTAGAAATCTTGCCGCTGTTGATTGCGTTCATTAACTCGATGCCGTACTTTTGTGTAGCCTTGCGGTTCATCACAAACTCGCCATCCTGTATAGACGCAAACCCGTTATCTGGCCCCATTGGATCGGGACCCACCATCCTCGACTTGTCAATCATCCCGCCCATGTTGTTGGGCGGTGCTGTCGTAACAAACCTTTGAGGGTCGTACCCGCCAATATTTGTACCCGCCTCAAAGTCAGCGTACAAGTTCTGTGGTGCTTGCATCTGCTGCATGATTAGCTCGTATGGGCTAACGCCGCCAGGTGTCATTGTCGGGTCGTACTGTCCAAGAATCCTTGTCGGTGTGTACGGCGCAGCGATAGGTGACATTGCAATGTTTGCGAATGGCCTACCTGATGGCGGCACATACGGCGCCATTGTGAACGGCGCTGCTGTGGGCGTAGTCTCGTTTGCCTTGGCAATGCTAGACGCAACATTAGCCGCCAACAATGCATTAGGTACAGTTGCCCATGATGGCAGTGTTAACGGTGCTCCTATTGCCGCACCAGAGCCAATTAATTCTGGACTAAATAAACCTGATTCGATAGCAGAAGCATTTACTCCATAACCAGGAGTCCCAAGTCCAGACTCTATTGCCGCAGGTGTTAACTGTGGCGCTAATGCTGTAACACCTTCAAATGCTCCCAAAGCTCCAGCACCAACTTGTGCAGCAGGGATACCCGCCGCTAATGCTGCCTCTAGTGCAGATGCGTTTGCTCCATAACCAGCAGTACCCAATAACGATTCAATTGCAGCAGGCGTTAAGTTTGCAGCAGTTGTACCAAGCGTAGCAGCTTCTCCAGCAGCTGCAACATTCCCAGTAGTAAGCGCAGCGGTATCTGCTAACAGGCCAGCGCCACCAGCACCCGTACTACTTAAACCTAAAGCATCAAATGCAAGTGGGCCAAGATATGCTGATCCCAAAACAGCTAACAAAGGCGCTAACTGTTCAATTGTGCTTTGTCTTTTTACCGTGCCCTGGTACTCGCCACTGGCATCAAAGTTAACGTACTGGCTCTGCCCGTTGTCGTAGCGGTATCCTATGGGCGGTCCGTAGCTGAGAGTTTCTGATGCACCACCACGGCCACGAGTAATAGTGCCTTGGGCATAGATAGGCTCAAGTTGCTTACCACCAAGGCGCTGTTCTTCCGCAAGAATAGCCGGAGGCTTTGGTACTTCAACTATTCCTGCTTGTATCTGCGCGTTGCTTGGTCCTGTTGGAGCAGGCTGTACATCGCCACGCCTAGACCCTGTGGGAGCAGTAACTGGTGCAACGGGAGCAGCAACTGGTGCAAGCATTGCGGGAGCAGCAGGAGCTTGCGCAGCAAACGCAAATGGATTTGCTAGAAGTTCATCATCTCCATAATCTATCATTCGCGCCATATCAAAGTTCCTTGCTCAAAATGAACCACTTAGGTTCGTATCCTTCATCGCGCAGAAACGTCTTAGCCCAGCCCTGACGTCCTGCGAGAGTAACTCGCGTGCAACCTAAACTCTTGCCCCAACGCTCGATGTATGGTCGCATCAGCTTGAGTTCATCTAGGTCGCCGCCAGCCAAGAAGTAGTGCAAGTTCTTGAGTTGCGGGTAGACAATGATCTCGGTCACTACCACCGAATTGACGCCTGGCCATACCTGAAACCTGTTCTCGGTCACCGCCTGGGCTACATCGTCAAATGTGTGTGTGCCTCCAGAGTATTCTAAAGCCGATTCCACCTGCTGGCGCAGCCTGTGCAAGTCCTCAATGTCTGTCACCGACGCCCACCGGCTGTCGCCTCCAGGCGCATAACCCCGATTCGCCAATCGGACAAGGTGTTACCCGTGACCTTAATCTCTACCTGGCGCCCAGAGAACCGGACGCTGGTAGGGTTTGCCGCCGTGTAGGGTCCGAAAGAAGATTCCGCGCCGGTAGGGTAGAACCTTGACTTGAAGGACACCAGCGCCTCGCCCAGAGTCTGCTCGTCAGGAATCACCTGCCTGACGTTCATAATGTTCTCACCCGTACCAAGCTCGATGGGCCCAGATTGCGCGTACAGCACGGCAGAGTCGTAGTCAAAGCCGACCTCGTGCTCGTAGATGTAGCCCGAAGAATCAACCATCAATGGGTAAGTGAACACCCCAGCGTCCGCACCCGCTAGGCGAGACAATGTGCCAATGTTCCAGTGGCCTTCTCGGTAGTTGTACGTCACATAGGAATCGTTCTCGTTGGAGTCATTGGACGGGTAGAACCACCATATCTCGCCAAACTTGCTATTGTGGACGGCGTAGATTTTTGACTTTTGCGTCAGGTTTATGTCGTTGAAAACGTAGTCAGAAACGTCACAAGGCAGTGGCTTGACGTAACCGTCGTATATCCAGAAACCGCTGCTAGACATCCAGATGGCGGCAGTGTCGATGGCTGCCACTGACTGCGCCGAGATCAACCCGCACCCGCTACCGGCCTTCTCAAACCCGTAAACGAATGGCGCGCCAATGTACTGCGCTGTATGAACGTCAACGTCAGTAAACAGCAAGTTCACTCCCTTGACGCGCTTACCCGCCAGCAAAGTGCCTACTGTGGCCAGCTCATAGTCACCCGCCAAATTGTCTATGGCGGCAGTCCACACCGTGTTATCTTCCTGGTCACACCAGGCAACTTTACGCGGATTACCACCAGCACCCAATGCAAACACAATCCGGTCAGCGGTAACCATCACCGCCTTGCAGCTTGTCGGCGCGTTGGTGATGGCCGCTGCCAGCGTAGGCGTTGTAAACCCTAGCTGCCACTCGTACAGCTTTCCATCTGCACTCGAACAGGCGATCAGGTACTCACCCCAAGTATCCATAGACCAAGTTGTAGCGCTAATAATGTTACCCAAGTCAGGACGTTGAACACCATATGCAAAGTTTCCGTAGGCAGCGTACCCATACCCAGTGTAAGACGTTGCATCAGCAATTCCAGCAGTAAACCCTGATGGCGTGATCTCTTTGAGAGTGCCAGACTCATTCATCACATATAGCTTGGTGTGCGTACCGGCTGCAATCCAACGGTCATTGGTGTTATCACGCCAGGTAATCAGTCCCCTGCACTTGCCGCTCATCGCAGTCTGACTGCTGAAACGCTTACGCCACCCGTTGATTGGGCGCAGGGTATTCTCGTACCAGCGAACCAGGTTAGCGTCGTACCAGCGCCCAGATGACTGGTACTCAGTGCCGTTACGGTAGATGCCTGGTGGTATTTTCAAGGGTATGTACATGACGTTCTCACATTGTGTTGGACACAAATTGCATTGTCGCAATCAGCGACGCGGTAGACGGGTAGTTGGACGCCGCAGCGTATGCCTGGATGCTGACGGTTGTGCTA